CAGTGGCCGGCGGCGCCGGAAAGACCGTCGTCACGGCTGAGGAGAAGCATGTCGAAGTGAGGAACACGAAGGAATACATCGAAGCCTATGCCCGGTACATCAAGACGGGCCGCGCCGATGAGTGCCGTGCCCTGCTGACCGAGAACGTCAGCGGCAGCCTGCCCGTGCCCGAGCTGGTGGAGGGCATCATTCGCACCGCGTGGGAGAAGGACGCCATCCTGAGCCGCATCCGCAAGACCTACATTCGCGGAAATCTGAAGGTGCCCTTTGAGCTGGTCGCCTCTCCCGCTGCGGAGCACGTGGAAGGCACCACCGCCGTCACCGAGGAGACCCTGACCCTGGGCATCGTCACCATGATCCCCAAGAACATCAAAAAGATGGTGAAATTCTCCGACGAGGCCATGGCGATGGGCGGCGAGGCGTTCCTGCGATACGTCTACGACGAAGTGACCTATCAGGTCTACAAGGAGCTGAAGGCCAAGATCATCGCTGACGTGACCGGCAGTCCTGCGGCTTCCGATGCCGACGAGGTGGGCGTGCCTCAGGTGGACCTGGCGCCCAGCGTGACTACCATCGAGAAGGCCGCCGCCTATCTGAGCGACGAGGCCGAAAACATCGTCGTCATCATCAACAGGCTTTCTGAGGGCGCATTCCTTGACGCCAAGGCCGCCGGCAACTTCAGCATCGACCCCTGGGGAGGCCTGCCCCGGCTGTACACCAGCGCCCTGCCTGCCTACAGTACTGCCAGCGCCAACGCCGTGTATGCCATCGTGGGCGACCTGAACGGCATCCAGGCGAACTTCCCCGAGGGTGACGATATCGTCCTGAAGTTTGATGATCTCACCGAGGCCGAGGCCGACCTGGTGAAAGTCGTGGGCCGCATCTACGCTGCCCACGACGTGACCGGCCCGGGCCGCCTGGTGAATGTCCGCAAGCCGTCCGCTGTCACGACCTGATGAAGGTTCGGCTGCTGAGACCGGCCAGGATCACGCACAACGCCGGGGAGATCGTTGAGGTCTCCCCGGATGCGGCGCGTTTTCTCCTGAGTGTGGGCAGCGCCGAGATCGTGAGGCCGGAAAAGAACGAAGTGCCAGATAAGGCAAAAAAGACGACGAGGAAAAAGTGTTATGAAGCTGCTGATCGCCGTGCCGACGTTGGAAAACGTGCCCGTAGATTTCATGGAGAGCCTGATGAATCTGGCCTGCCATCTGAAAGACGAGGGCGTGGACTTCAAGCTGAAGATCGAAGCGGGGACGCTGGTTTATTTCGCCAGGGAGAACCTGGCACGGTACGCCATCGCCAACCGGTTCACCCACGTCCTTTGGCTGGATTCCGATATGGTTTTCGGCGAGGAGATCGTGGAGGACCTGCAATTCTGCGGGAAGGAAATCGTCACGGGGATCGCCCATAGCCGGAGGCCGCCGTTCAGCAGCTGTATTTTCACGGAGATCTTTCCCGGCGTGGAGAAGTTTAAGGGCGATTATCCGATCACGCCCTTCAGGATCGCCGCCTGCGGCATGGCCTGCGTCCTGATGCGCGTGGAGGTGCTGGAAAAGGTGCGGGAGAAATTCGGCACCATGTTCCAGCCCATGACGGACCCCATCACCTACGGGGAGGACGTGGCCTTCTGCTGGAGGGCCGCGCAGTGCGGTTTTGAGATCTGGGCGGAGCCGACGGTCCGCGTGGGCCATGTGGGCCGGAGGATCATCTGGCCGGAGGATGCAGAATGAATACAAAAGTGCTCATCGCGGCGCCGCTCCGGCAGGAGCTGCATATCTTCCGGGAGTATCAGCACAGCCTGGATGAGTTGAAGATCCCGGAGGGCGTGACGGTGGACCGCTTTTATGTGGTCAACGACTGCCCGGAGGTGATCCCGGAGATCAAGGGCGATTATGTGGTGGTCAACACCGGCGACGTCTACGAGCGCAGGGACAACGACCATTACTGGACCCATGAGAACTTGCTGAAGATGCATCAGTTGCGGAACATGACGGTGAACATGGCGCTCCGGGGCGGATATGACTACCTGTTTTCCGTGGACACCGACCTGGTGCTGCACCCGGACACGCTCATGGAGCTGCTGGCCGCCGGCAAGGACATCGTCAGCGAGCTTTTCTGGACCAACGGCTGGTGCAACGCCTGGATGTACGACCAGAGCGCTGGGATGGATCCGAAATGGGTCACTCCTGGCCTTTACCAGGTCGGCATGACCGGCGCCTGCATCCTGATATCCCGCCGGGTGCTGGAGGCCGGGGTGAACTATTCCGCCATCCCCAACATCCGCAAATGCCTGTGGGGCGAGGACCGGCACTTCTGCATCAACGCAGCCTGCCACGGCTTCACGCTTTGGACGGACACGCACTGCCCGCCAGAACATCTCTACACCGAGAAAGCATACCGATATTTCATCGCAAGGAGGGCCGAAAGAGATGCTGAATGAAATCAAGCTGGCCCTTGGGAAAGTAAAGAACGACTACGACGCGGAACTGGCGCGGCTGGCCCTGGCCGCCGTGGGCGACCTGGGCATCGTGGACGTGGAGGCCGCCGGGGTGGCGTTTACGATCAACCAGGATGGAAGCGTCACCGACAGCAGCACAATCACCGACCAGCTGCTGATCCGCGCCATCATCACCTATGTCCGGATGCACTTCAAAAGCCCGGAGGACTACGACAAGCTGGAGAGGTCCTACAACGAGCAGAAGGCCCAGCTGATCACGGCCACGGGCTACGGCCTGCCTGCGGAGGTGAGCTGATGGTCCGCGCCGACGTGATCGAGCTGGTGAGCGAAAGCCCGGCGGCGCACGGCGTCTTCGATGCACCGGAGGAGACCAAACAGAAGACCTACTGCACCGTGCGGTCCGTCGGAATGCGGGAATACTACGAGGCAAAGAGCGCCGGGCTGGAGCCGGACGTGGTCTTCTCTCTGACCGATTCTGACGACTATGGAGGGGAGAAGGTCGTGATCTGGAACAAAGCCAGGTACCGCGTCGTGAGGACCTGGCTGCAGGGTGACGGCATCGACCTGACCTGCGAAAAGGCTACCAACGACCGAGAGACCCCGAAGGCGGTGACGACCTGATGGACGAGATCCTGACCGAGCTGAAGAAACTGGGGAACTTCGCCGCTTGGGGCTGGAGCCACGCCCCGCTGGGCGAGTACGGCACCGTCGCCATCGACGGACAAAACGCGCTGCGGGCGGGGGACCGGCTGGGCGAGAGCGTCCAGGAGGGCACCATCGACTGGTTCACCAGAAATCCGGAGACCACCGTGCCGGGAGGAGTCGAGGCCGCCCTGGACGAGCTTGGCGCATCCTGGTATCTCAACAGCGTCCAGTATGAATCCGACACGGGCCTCATCCACTACGAATGGGTGTGGCAGTATGGCTAAGATCAGCATTGACGGCCTTTATCAGTATGAAAAACTGCTGGCGGAGCTGGGCCAGGACGTGGATAAAATGGCGAAATACGCCATCTATCCCGCCGCCGGCCTGGTGCTGGAGGAGCTGAAGGCGGCCACGCCCAGGGACACGGGAGATCTGGTGCACAGCGAGATCCTCACAAAGTTCCAGACGGAAGAAGGCCAGGTCTACACAGCTGTCGTTTTCGACGGCTACGACCGGGGCGGGACGCCGAACAGCCTGAAGGCTCGCGCCATCGAATCCGGAACCAGCCGGATGAAAAAGCGGCCCTTCATCCGTCCGACAGTCAACAGAATCAAGCAGCGGGTGATCGACACGATCGCCCACGGCACCGATGAATACATCCAAAACCTTATGGGAGGGAAATAACAAATGGCTAATATCGGCCTGAGCAAACCGTATATCGCCACCTACGTCAACACGAGCGGCACCATCACCTATTCCGCCCGCACGGTCCTGGGCAAGTACACGGAAATCAGCATTTCCCTGGACAGCGCGGACGAAAATATCCTTTATGCGGACAACGGCCCGGCGGAAACAGACAACCAGTTCTCCGGCGGCACCGTGACCGTCACCACCGACGACCTGCGGCCCGACGCCTTCAAGACGGCCCTTGGCCTGGTGGAGGCTGCCATCGCGGCGACCATGGCCACCACGAACCCCACGCCGAAGTGGCTGGTGTTCGACGACGACCAGGCGGCTCCCTACTTTGCCCTGGCTGGCGTGGTGAAGAAGAAGGTGGACGGCGCCTACAAGTATCAGGCTTTCGTCCTGGAAAAAGTGAAGTTCAAAAACCCGGACCTGAGCCTGACCACCCAGGGAGAGACCATCGAATGGCAGACCCCGGAGCTGGAGGCCGCCATCCTCCGCAGCGACGCCGCGAAGCATCCGTGGTACCGCATCAGCACCCTGCTGGACAGCGAAGACGACGCCGTCGCCGCCATCGAAGCATATCTGACCGTCACGCCTTAAGGAGGAGCCATGAAAGTAATCACCAGACATATCTGCGGAGAAGACCGGGCGTTGTGCTACAGCCTGCGCGTCAGCAAGGCCATCACGGAGAAATACGGCTCCGGAGGAATCCGGGAGAGCCTGAAGGGCGACAACCCGGCGGAGACGCTGGACGCTGTGATCTGGTTGCTGTCGTTGCTGATGGCCGCCGGCAAGAAGTACGCTGACAAAAACGGGATGAAATGCCCGGACGCCCCCAGCGTGGACGATATGCTGGACGATTACGGGCTGGACGATCTGGCTGACCTGATGGGCCTGGCGACCGACGCCATGGACGCCGGGGCGCAGCAGGAAATCGAGGCAGAATCAAAAAACGGAACGGCCACGCAGGACCGGTAGGCCCTGCGTGGCTTTTGTGGTATGGTCTCCACCTTGGCCTCAGCTATGAGGAGACCATGGACTTGCCCATCGGAGACGTGCTGGAGCTGATCGCCATCGACCAGATCCGGAACGGGCAGGCAAAAGAAAAAAAGCATGAGGACTTCTGGGATCTCTTGAAGAGGAAGTGAAAGCATGGCAATCGACATTGGGCCGAAAATCGGCATAGAAGGCGAGTCCGAGTTTAGAAAACAGATCAGGCAGGTCAACGCGGAGATCAAGACCCTGGGGACGGAAATGCAGGTCACCCAGGCCGCCTTCGCCGGGCAGGAAAAGAGCGAGGAGGCCCTGACGGCCACCAGCAAGGTCCTCAACGAGCAGATCACCAAGCAGAAGGAAAAGATCGACCTGTTGAGCAAGGGCCTGAAGGAATCCGCCGACAAATACGGAGAGAACGACGAAAAGACGCTGAAATGGCAGCAGGCCGTGAACCAGGCCACCACCGAGCTGTACAAGATGGAAGGCCAGCTTGACAGCACCACAAAGGAGCTGAACGGCGAGGCCGACAGCGCCGAAAAGGCGGGCAAGAAGACCAAGGAAGCAGGCGAGGACGCGGAAAAATCCGGCGCCGGCTGGAAGGCCCTGGGCGACACCGTGGCCGCCGTGGGGGCCGCCATGGCCGCAGCTGCGGCGGCAGCTGCGGCGGCCATCGCGGAAGCCGGACAGGCGCTGGTAAGTTTCACAGTGGATGCCGCCGGATACGCCGACGATATCCTGACCATGAGCAGCGTCACCGGAATGAGCACGGAGAAACTGCAGGAGTTGCAGTACGCCGCCGAGCTGGTGGATACCTCCGTCGAGACGATCACCGGCAGCATGACCAAAAACCTGAAAAGCATGGACAGCGCCTCCAAGGGGACCGGAGCAGCGGCGGAGGCCTATGCCAAGCTGGGGATCAGCGTCACGGATGCGAACGGGAAGCTACGGGACGATGAGACCGTATACTGGGAGCTGATCGACGCCCTGGGGGACGTGGAGGACGAGACCGAGCGGGAGCTGCTGGCCATGACCCTGCTGGGGAAATCCGCCAAGGACCTGAATCCCCTGATCGAGGCCGGAGCTGACAGCCTGCAGGCTTACGCCGTCCAGGCTCACGACGCCGGATATGTACTTTCCGAGGACGCGCTGGACGCTTTCGGCGCCTTCGACGATCAGCTGCAAAAGCTGGATGTCGGGGCCACCGCAGCGCAAAACGCTCTGGGCACCATCCTCCTGCCGATCCTGACCGACCTGGCCGGGGAGGGCGTGGACCTGCTGGGGCAGTTTACCACCGGGATCCTGGATGCAAACGGCGATATCTCCAAGATGGCGGACGTCATCGACGAGGTCCTGCCGCAGGTTCTGGACGCTATCATGGAGTTTCTGCCGGACCTGCTGGACCTGGTGATCTCCATTATGGGCGCCGTCGGGCAGAGCATCCTGGACAATCTGGACCTGATCATTGACAGCGTGGTGACCCTGATCGAGAAGATCATCGACGGCCTGGCCGGGACCGACGCCCTGGTGAAAATCATCGACGCCGCCGTGCGGATCGTCATTGCCCTGGCGGAAGGTCTGATCAAGGCGCTGCCGAATCTGATCAGGCAGGCCCCTGTTATCATCGCCCATTTGGTGACCGCCATTATCGAGGCAGCGCCGCAGCTGCTGAAGGCAGCGTGGGAGCTGATCGTGGTGCTGGCGGAGGGAATTGCAAACGGCCTGGCTACGCTTGTTCAGAAGGGGAAAGAGATCTTCGACAGCGTGAAACAGGGCTTCAAGGAGAAACTGGACGGGGCGAAGCAATGGGGCCGGGATCTGATCCAGAACTTCATCGACGGTATTACTGCAAAATGGCAGGACCTGAAAAACAGCGTTTCCAGCGTGGCCAGCACCGTCAAGAGCTTTCTGGGGTTCTCTGAGCCTGAGAAAGGCCCGCTGTCGAACTTCCACGAGTTTGCCCCGGATATGATCGACCTGTTCATCAAGGGGCTGCAGCAGGGCCAGGCGCGGCTTCAGCGGCAGCTGGAGAAAACCTTTGATCCGGCAGCCATGACCGCCGGTGTGGCGGACGTAACTGTGGGAGGAGCGGGCGGAATGGCCGTGACCATCCCGCTGAACATCGACGGGCAGAAGCTGACCCAGGTCATCGCCCAGATCCAGTGGCAGCAGGGCACGGCTGCGGTGAGGAATTACGGCGCCGCCCTGGCATAAGGAGGACGCATGAGCCTGAAAATTTACGCCTCCGACAAGACGACCCTGAAATATACGCTTGACGCCGTCCAGGCGTCCCGGCTGCATCAGAGCCTAAACGGTGAGTGCACCTTCGACCTGACAATGCCGGGGCGCCTGGTGCAGAATATCGCCATCGGCGACGAGATTCGGCTGGGCGACCTCTACTTCGACGTGGTCCGGATCGGGAAGAGCGGGCAGGCGACCGGCACGCCCTTCACCGTCAGCTGCGAGCATATCAGCTACGAACTGGCCGACATGGAGCAGGACGCCGCGCACTTCTCCGGGGATCCTGCCATCGTGCTGGCCACCATCCTGGCCGGGACCGGCTTCAGCGTGGGCACGGTGACCATTACCGGGGACTGGAGCATCACCATCAATCAGACCACCAGCAAGCGTGACGCCCTGCAGCAGTGGGCCGCTGCCTGCGGGGCAGAGATCAGCTACTATCAGCGGAGCATCAACTTCCTGACCCGCGTGGGCAGCGCCGTGGCCGTGAACCTGAGCGACACGGAAAACGTCAGTAGCCTGTCCGTCACGCTGGATTCTCGCAGCGACACGCAGAGCTACGCCGTGCAGCTGTCCCGGCTGCAGCACCTGGATTTGGGCGACGCTGTGACGATCACCTACACCAGCCTGAATCTAAATACCACCACGCGGGTGATCACGCTGGATTATGACCCGTTCCATCCCTGGGCAATCTCCATGGTGACCGGCGACTATGTGCCGAACTTCACCAATGCCGTCACGGCAGCCCTGGAGGCACGTCTGAAGGAGGGAGCGCCGTATTTCGGCGTCACCATCGACAAGGAGACCGGCCTGAAGATCCTGCGCTCCGATGGGGCGTCGGAGGCCATCTTCAACTCCGACAGGTTTACCATGCGGGCGCTGATCGACGGCGTAATGAAGGACCGGATCTATTTCGATCCCATCACCGGCGACTACGTTTTCGACGGCGCCCTGGGCGCGGACGCCATCCTGACCGCATCCCTCTACGCCGAAAATGGTGATGTTGCCGAGCTTACTGTTGACCGCCTGTCTACCAGCAGAAGAACCCGAAAGTATATTCTTGGGGACACAAGTGACGATAACTTTGTCCGCATACAGGATAATTACATCCAGCTTGTTACCGCAACAGTAAAATCTCTTAATTACATCGCAACGGAAGACGGCGATCCCGTCCTCACCGAATATGGAGAACAGATCACGCTTGAAGCAGGACAGATTGCCACGGAACAGGCGCTGAACCGCTATGGTCAGGGCCTTTACTGGCAACGCGAACCTGTCGGGCATACTGCTGACGGTTATCCTACCGACAACCAAGGGCGGCAGATTTATGCAACAACCGAAGAAACAGATTGGCCCGTGCTGGTCTATCAGTATACAGAACTGGTTAAGTCTCAATATGCTTTTGAGCGCGGTGGGTTGGCAAACAACTATTTGCCCAAGTTGGTGATGGGCGCGGGTGACGAGAACGGCAACAGCAAGGGGTATATTTTCAAGGACGAAACGGCCTTTTATCTGCGGTATGTGTCCAAACTCGCCAAAAATGTGGACATCGTATTTTCGGATGAGGGATTCGTGGACGCTATGCATCGCCGCCTTGCGTCCTGTCAGATAGATAAGGATAGAGGACTGGTGCTGTACACCCTTGAGGGATCGGGTGCGGTCATGGCTCTGAATTTCACGGAAGACGGGAATACAGCAACATTCGTCTGGCCAGACGGTCACACCTGCGAAATAGAGATCAGCGGGGGTGAGGAGGATGAATAATGCCGCGCTAATGCAAGCTACGCTTATGGCCTTGACTCGACAGAATATCACGCCTCGTCCCGCGCCTCTGTCTACTGCAAAAGTGAATGCTATCTGCACAGGACGCAATTTGATGGCGGGGGAGCCTGTTGCCGTGGTCGAAAATCCGTATGCGTCGGCAACTCTCATCGGCCCGATTCCGAATGGCGGTACAAATTTGTATTCCTATTGGGTTGATGATGACAACCGTATGTATTATGTCAGCGGCGGCATCCTCCATGTGATCGACGGGCTGAGCGGGGAGCCGATAGACGAAACGACGGTGGCGTATGGGTTTCAGCGTGGGACAAATTGCTGCGCTTATAAGACCAGTAGCTCAGAATCTGTGTGGGTGGTTATCCTACCGAACGGTGAGCGGACAGGGGAGATCACTCTGAACTATACCCAATTGGCTATAGGCTACCGGAACGGGATCATTGGAATAGCTGAAAAAAGCGATGATTATGCGGCGGCACAAGTTTACACCTACGACAACGCGGGGAATTTACTGAACACGTTGCGGAATCTCAGTTGTTTCATCATTTATGTCGTGAGTCCCATTGACGCTCGAACCATTGCGTTTCTCAGAGTGAATGCAATAGGGCTGTCGGAGATGCCTAAGTACAGCTATGTAATTGTAACTACGGCTGGCGTTACAAGTACGGATATTGCCATTGGGTACAATGTGGATCAATATGACGCTATCCACCAACACACGATACGGTTTTTGGGATGCGATCAAACGAGGTATTATGTGGAAGCCAGATTGGTTGATCCACAATCTTCCAGCACACTCACGGCTAATCGGGTCGTTATTGCAACGCCCATTGATAATCAGACGGCTCAGGAAACGATAGAATCGTATTCTGAAAGTATAATCTATAATTCTAGTAGTGGCTATACGACACAGCAGTTTCAGCCAAACACAAACGGCACCGTGACGCGTATGCGAACCGTTGACAATGAGACAGTTACGGAAATCGTTGATTTGTCCACCATGAGCGTTCTGTATTCCGACGATATCCAGCCTGTGCCGATGGTGGGCATTACGGAAAACACAGGATATTTGTGGATTCCGAATTCGGGCGCATGGCAGAAAGCCGCCGCCGGGTGGGTCATGTACGCGACTTCCGTAGTCCCGGAGGGTTTCACGGGTAAACTTGGATATACTGCCCACAATGTTTCTGTCGGGAAACAGGGGCTTGTAATCGTTATGTTTGAAGGAGGGCCTGAAAATGCCGGATGAACCGACTGGAGTAAAAATATCGCTACTCCCGACTTCGGGGGATGTAACAGATTCGGATATGCTTGCTGGAGTGCAGAGTAATACTACGGTTAAGTTCTTTTTCTCTGCAATCAAGACATGGATCAAGGCATGGATCGGCAAAGCGGACGTGGGTCTGAACAACGTGGATAACATCAAACAGTACAGCGCGAGCAATCCCCCTGTGTCAGTTGGCGCCATTACCCTGTCTGCGACTTGGACAGGAGCATCCAGCCCCTACTCGCAGACGGTAACGGTGAGCGGAGCGACGGTGACGGCGAATAGTAAGGTCGATATCCAGCTTACCGCCGCGCAGATCGCAGACTTGATCGCTGCCGGAGTTAAAAGCCTATTTGTCGAAAATAACGCGGGAACGCTGACGGCATGGGCTGTCGGCGGGACAACAAGCGCGGAAATGACCGTGCAATGTACTGTGGAGGATGTGAGCGTATGAGCATTTGTGGTGATCCTGTGTTCCTTGGTGGCGGAGGCGGAGCGGGTACGATTATCTCAAAAGACATCACGCAAAATGGAACCTACAACGCCTTGTCTGACAATGCGGACGGGTATAATCCTGTAATTGTAGATGTGTCCCCCGACCCGGCGGTTCCTAGCCTCCCAGCAACTTATCAAGAGGTGGAATATGTTGCTGGGGACGGAAACTCATGGGTCAGCGTAACTCCACCTGTATCTAATGGAG